ATTCTCTTTTAACGCTTGATTTTCACCTTTTAACTGCGCATCCATCTCCATTTCAGCTTGTCTTAACGCTAATTCTTGCTGTTTTAATAAAACAAGTGGGTCCATGTTTTGATCTTGCAGTGCTTCTTGCTCTTCACCGACCATTTGTTCAGTTATTTTTACAATTTCATTGTCAATTGCCTCAGCTCTTTGCATTTGTAAAGCTTGTAATGCCTCTGGTGGTATTTGTTCACCAAATTGTTGACGTAATTTCTCTGCTTCTTCAACCATAGCTTGATCAACAATTTGTGTAGCTAATAAAGATACATGTTGATTAATATGAGAAACTAAATTCATGACGGCCATTGGGTTTGCTTTTACTAAAGCTGATGACATAAAAGTTCTATGTGCTTTTATATGAAGCTCGTGATTTTGATCTGGAAATGCTTGAAGCGGTGCACCACGTAAAACAACACTATGTTCCATTGCAGGGTCTTGTGGTTGTGGTCCTTTTGGTATAGGTAGTATTTGTTCAACGTCCTTAACACCTAAAGCAATATACATTCTTCTATATGCCTCATACAAATTGTGCATTTGAGGATTTGTTTGTGCAAGTTGTAATTGATTTTGTGCCAACGTCACACGTTGAGACATTGAGAAAATATTTGGATCGGATACAGGTAAGATATCAATGTTGTCATCAAAATCTTGTATTTTTATTTCTCTAGGTCCACCAGTAACATTGTAAGGATACATAGGTGGTAAAACTAATTTGAAAATTTTAGCTAATAATTCAAATTCTTTTTTCTGTGCGTAATGTAATCTTTTGTGCACAGCGGACATAACTTTAGTGCCACGCTCCATAAGAGCCATTGTTGTGCCCACAGGTGTTTGTGAACTACCTATCTCTGACAACTGCATATCGGCAACAGTTGCAAATTGTTTTGCTGCATCTACACAGAATCCTAAAAGTTGCATTAAGACTTGATCTGGACCTTTGTAGGGTAAAGGCATTAGTGCCTCACGTATTACTCCATTAGGTGCATCAACATCTCTGAATTCACCTGGTTGTAGTGGCTGATCATCATCACGAATTCTTAATCCTCTTGATTTAAAACCAGCAGGTAAGTTAGATAATGTACCTGCATCAAGTAATTGTCTTAAAGCGGTGGTAGCAGTTCTTGTTAAACCGCCAATCATGTGTATTAAACCAAAGCCATAAAAACCTAGACCAGGTAAAAACTTATAATGAACAAAGTATTCGTTCTTTCTTTTAAGAGCATCACCCTCATTGTAGTTTCGATAGATTGATAGAACTTGGTTTGATGTTCTTTCAATTGTTACAACGTAAGGTAATTTAATTCCGCTAGGCTCACCATTTCTAGGATTAATATCTTCAAAACCTTCAAGGTCTAAATCAACATGCATCTCATAGAGTTCTGCCATATCATCCATTCTGTAATCATTTGGATTGGTGCCATCTATTTGATCTTTCTTATCTTGTATGTCACTAGCTTCATCATCATCATAAGCTTGTATTTCTATGTCACGATAAAATCCTGAAACTTGTTTTTTTCTTAAATCATTCATCGACATCTTAACGATCTGTGTAATACGATCACAAGTGTCTAAATCAGATGCACCATAAGGCACGATCATATCTTCTGCAGGGATAAATTTTGATGTCGCTCTTTGTAAAACTTCATCGTAATAAATTTTTTTAAAGGCACTACCTGACAAAGGTAATTGAAATAACAGTTGATCCATCTCTGGATTATAATCTTCCATGACATGAGTTATCTCATAGTTCATGTAATCTTTTACACGCTCTGCTGCTTGTTGTAGTTGTGTTGTGTTTGCACCAACCACTTGTGTTCTGACAGGACCATCACTAGGTAATAGTTCTACATAAGCCATCGCTTGAAACTGTGTGACTGCTTGAGCTAGTACAGGATGACTAACACTAGATGCACCCCTAAAAGGACGTGTGCGCTCCTCATACTTAAAACCTAAAAGATCTAAACCTTTAGTGTAAGCTTGCTCCCATTCTTCACGAGAAGATTTATCGCTTTCTACTCTTTCGACTAATTGATTAGAAAGATCTTGTAAAATTGCATCGTCTACAATCTCAGCTAAGTTAGAATTAAAACCTGATGCAACAGGAACTTCTACTTCGCCAACAATAGCAGAACCGTCTTCAATAATTTCTACACTGTCTTCAATTTGATCAGGTGATAGATTAACATCTACCTGTGTGCCTACTTCTTCAATATCTAATTTATCGTCACCGCCGCCTGCACCTATTGCTTTTGCATCATCGATGTCAGTTGGGTTACGTGATGTGCTGTTAAATTTATCTACCATATTCGCCGTATATATCTGTAATTGAAACTAAACTATCTTTATCAATACTTCCACCAGATTTTTTCTTAAACAAGTACATTGGTTCTTCAAGTTGAGAAGGGTCAAATGATATCGTATACATGTCTATTTCACTAGGGTTATATTCAACAATTTTAATCATAGCATCATCAACATTTTCCCCTTGTTTGTAAGGTATTAATCTATAACCAACATCGGTTGCATCGCCACGACCTTCTACAACGTGATAATCCATCATCTGACCAGGTGATATTTCTCTTGTTAAAACCACTTCACCAGGATCAGTTATTCCACTTGCAATTCTAGTAATTTCTTCATCATAGTATTTATCTCTGTCTGCATCTGATATTTCTTTTTTAGTTTCTGTTTGTTTAAGTATTTGAAACTCACCATCTGGGTTCTTGTTTAAAAATGTTAGACCACGAGTTGCTTTACTTGGATCTACAATTTTTTCTATCTCTAATTTGCCACCATATTTTTTAGCAATGTTCTTTAATTGTTGAACACCTACTTTGTCATATAAGTTTTCAAATTTCTTTTTAGCTTCATCACTAGACTTACCCCAACGAGGATTAGCACCTACGTTAGCAGGCATAATTGCTACTTTGTCAATGCCTTTACCTTTTGCTGCTTTGATAGTTGATTTAATTAAAAGATCAACATAGTCCGCTTGTTTGTTAAAAGGTATAGGTGGAAAAGATGTAACTTGTCTAGTCTGATAATCAGAGGGTAAATAATCATCACTATATGCAATTCTATTTAGTTCATCACGATCGGTAGTAGATGGAACTTTAAAATCTCTTAAACTTTCTTCATAGTTTGCAGATCGATTCATCGAATTCAAATCTTCAAAGATTTTATTTTGTTGTTGAGCTAAATCAAACACCATCGTTTTATATGCGGGGTCATTGTACTGCTCTACGTTAGCCATAATTAATTTATTAATTTGTTCTTGAATAGAATTTAAAGAAGCAGTTCGCTCTGGTATTAAATCTTTTGCTACAACGTTCGGAAATGGTTGAATTAAATTATCAGTCTCTAACGCATCTAATTTAGCTGGAGGATATTTTTGATCAAACAATCTTAATTCATTTTTATAATATTCAGGGTTCATAACACCTTGAGCTTGATCAACAAGCTGAGCACGTCTTCTTTTCAAAGCGTTAATCATTGCAAACAAACGCTCTTGCTCTTTACGAACTTCCGTCAGCATATCTGTTTGCATTTCTTGAATGACAGCTACTGTTTCATTGTTGCTATTTTTGTATGTCCCGACACGTGTAAAACCTAAAACGTTAGGTTCTTCAAAGTGACTTGAATTAACAAACGCTCTTTCTTGACCTGGCAAGGTTGGCACATTGACAACAACTTCAAAGTAATCATCTGCTTGTTCATCAATTCTGACATTACCTGCATTTCTGTGCTTTGGTCTTCCTTGATCTGCAAGAAACTCACCATCACGTGTGGTTTGCGGAGTTAATGTTTCTTTAACACGAACTTCTAAATTACCTAAGGGAGACGTATCATAAAGATCTTCTAATTCTTGTTTTGTAATTTTTTTATTAGGGTAAAATTTTTCTGTGTCTTCTAAGTATTGTAAGATACCCGTATCTAACATTTCCGCCTCTGGAACTTTTTTTCCTTTAATTAAAAACTCTCGCCATCCCTGTGGTGTCGAAGCTTTTGGTGCATTAGGTAAGTTTAATTGATCAAGTAAAAAAGATTTAAAAAAGAAGTCAGGTTTGCCTGCAGGTAAAGGTTGCACTTGTTGTGACCCAGGAACCCCTTGAGGCATTGGATCTCTAGCTTGTTCAACTTGCTTGACATTTGATGGTGTCGCCATGACTTTCGGTTTTTGAAACACTTTAAATAAATTTAACAGATTGACTGCTTGTAAATTACCAGAGTCCACGGCCTCTTGGAAAAAGTCTTGTCCTTCGAAGGCTGGATCAGGTGAGAACTGTTGTTGATTAAGATTAGTTAACGGATCACCGCCTATGGCCATCTTGACAGGACCACCGTCTTTAAATGTTTCTTTATTGATGTAACCATATCTTATGCTTTTTGCATCACCTGCTTCTATCATATCATCTTGATCAGCACCGGTTGATTTACGTTTATCTAATTTAAAACTTTTTGGATTTGCAACCATCTTATCAATACTTTCATCCAAGTAAGATTTTAAAGTATCAAAATCAGGTTTTTTTGGATCTCCTAATATCATGGTTTTTATTCCCTCAGGAGTTTTACCGAAACCCTTAGACGTTTTAAATATTTGATTTGAAGATGGAAGATTTCTTTTTAAAAAATTAAATGATGCATCTGACATTTGTTTATCGCTAAATCTAATATATGCCATCATTCCTCTTTTTCTTAATTCTGCATCATTCTCTAAAATTTTTCTTAATTCTACTAATTGATCACCAACATTCTTAGCCTTGTTCATCTTTGCAACGGTTTGTTTAGTGCCATTCTCAATTACAGGTTGTAAGGCAACATTATGATTATCAAAATTTATTCTAAAAGATGCAGGATCTCCAAACTTACCCTCCATTCCAGGTGCTAATGAAAATCTGTTTTTTGGCGTACCTAACATTCTTTGTGAAAACTCATGTGATATTTGTCCGTGAAATCTATTTTTATAATCTTTATAAGCTTTTCTCCAATCGTTTCCGTATTTGTTATCTGGTTTTATTCTATTGACTTCATCAATTAATTGTTTTTGTAGTGCTGGACTTCCATCTAATGCATTGAAAAACTTTTCATCTGCATAACTATTTATAGCTCTTTTTAAATCTTGCGCTTGACCTAACTTCATTACATCAGCGGGATCTTGTAAACTTAAAATAGTATTATACAAATTATCTAAATTTCTTTTTTGTGTTAATTGATCCCAGTCTTTATTAGGAACAACATTTCCAGCTTCATCTAAAATGCTTTTAGGAACAAAACCAAAAAGTTCAGGGTCACTTAAAATTTTAGTTAATTCTGCTCTATTAGCATCTGACAAAGATCTATAATATTCTCTTAATGCAAGTTTTGCTTTGTTTCTCAAAGAAGAAGACGACCCGACATCTAAATTAATATAATTAGATATGTGATCTATAACTTCTCCAGGAGGTCTATTTCTTTGTCCAATGATGTTTGATAAATTTTCTGGTTCAACTTTTAATTTTAATTTTTCACCTTGTTTTGGAAACGCTAAATATGATGGGTGATTTTTTAACTGTCCTGGTGTAAATGCATCATAACCTTGATCGGCATAATATTTAGGTCCCATACGAGATTGAAGTGCTTTTCCTGTTTCTGAATTTATTCCAGCTTCAATGTCATCAAGAAGCCTATTCATCTCAGATATTCTCTCATCAAACTCTTTAGCTTTTAAATCTTTGTATTCAACAAGGTTGGATTTTTTTGTTTGAAAAAGACTTTTGTCTTTTACGAATTGTAAAGGGATTTTTGTAGCTCTAGCTAATTCAGGTCTAGTAAATTGTTTATTACTATTTGTTTCTAAAAAATCTTCTAAGATTTTTCTTCTTTCTGCCATCTCTTCGGCTTTTGCACCGATACCTAATTGCTTTGCTAATTGATCATCACCGCTTCTTTGAACTAAACCTCTTATCGCTTTAACACTTTTTTTAGTCAATAATGCGGCTTGCTTAAGAGATCTTGCAGCCTTAATTTTTTGTATTGTTTCAAAATCTTTTTTTCTTTGTGTTTCTTTTATGACATCAGCTCTTTTTGTGGTTTCAAGTTTATGAATATCAAAATTTATATTAGGATTAGCTTCTTCTAATCTTGCTATGGATTTTTTATATGCGTGTCTATCTATGTTATAATTTTTTTCAAGATTCTTCCTACCTAGTTGCAAAGCAACGCCGTCAGGATTTTCTTTTATTATGTCTACAACCTTCTCATCTATTTTTTGTTGTTTTGTTACTAAACCTTGGCCTTTACCTTTGCCAGATTGAATTTCGTAATTTGGTTTTTTTATTTCTGGCGCCGCATTAAATGTTGTTGCACTACCACCGCCTACACCATCTCTATCCGGTGCAAGATTGACTCGTGGTTCGAGGTTCATGCCTGGTGGTCCCTCTGCACGACCGATTGCAGGGACAGGTGCCCCGCCAAAAAATTCTTTTACTTGTCGTACCTCAGGTAAATCTGCGGTAGATTTTAAAACTTGGTTAACATTCTTTAATCCAATATTTGCTAATTTTTTTATAACAAGGGGTGGAAATATAAAGTCCAAAGAATCAAGAGGTGCTAATGCAATTGAGATTCTATCCTCACTTGTTAGCTCTTCTCCATCTCTCAGTTTTTCAAAAGCTTTTCTCTGATTACCATAAAAGAACTGTCCTACACGGCTCATGCCTTCTACAAATCCTTCAGGTTGATAGCCAACATTTTTTAAAAGTTCACTTGCTTTTGAATTTTGAATTATGGCTGAGGGTAAATCAAATTCACCTGCGTATTCTTCAAACTCTGTTCCTTTAAAAGCTTGAGCTGTTGCTAAAGATCGTAGTTGTTGATCTTTTTCAATTTGATCTAAAGTTTCTTGTTCGGGAGTTAGTAATTTGTAAGCTCTTGCAATAGCCGTAGAAACAGGTCTAAATATTTCTTGATCTGATGCAATTACTCTACGTTGTGGTATGACAGATCTTTGAGGTTCAAAAGTTTGTGGAGCGTTTGGAAATTCTATACCAATCTTTGGCCTAGGTAATCCTCCCCCATTGCTCATGTAAGCAGGGTCGTTTTCGATTACATCATCAAAAGGATTATAAGCCATTAATAATACTCCGTTTGTCCATGGTCCGTGGGCTCTGGCTCGTAGTCATCGTGCAACGATACAAAGTTCCCCTTACGAAACCTTAGTAATGCTTGGCTCATAGAATCCACTAAGTCGTCGTGTTCACCATGAG